TAGAACAGAAACAAGATGGTGAGAAATTAAAACCAATAGAAGTTCATAGTATTTGTTGTTTTATAGCAAATTCCGTTCTCAGCGGAGGAATAAGACGCAGTGCAATGATCAGTTTATTTAGTTTTGATGATAAAGAAATGCTTACTTGTAAATATGGAAATTGGTGGGAAACACATGAAGAATATGGTAGAGCGAATAATTCTGCTGTTATACTTAGAACTAGAATTAAAAAGAAGGAGTTTTTTGATTTATGGAACAAAATTGAATTATCAAATGCTGGAGAACCTGGTATTTATTTCACTAATGATATTGAACTGGGTACAAATCCATGTTGTGAAATATCTTTAAGACCTTATCAATTTTGTAATTTATGTGAAACTAATGTATCTGATATTAAAGATCAACAAGATTTAGAAGAAAGAGTTAAATCAGCTTCATTTTTTGGTACTTTACAAGCAGGTTTTACAGATTTTCATTATCTTAGACCTATTTGGCAAAAAACAACTGAAAAAGATGCTTTAATTGGTGTAGGAATGACAGGAATAGCTTCTGGAGTAGTTTTACCTTTAAATCTTAAAAGTGCTACTAAAGTGGTTAAGAATGAGAATTTGAGGGTATCTAAGATAATAGGTATTAATAAAGCTGCCAGAACTACAACTATAAAGCCAAGTGGAACAACATCTTGTGTTTTAGGTACAAGTTCAGGTATTCATGCTTGGCATAATGATTATTATATTAGGAGAATTAGAGTAATGAAAAATGATCCTTTATATACTTATTTGAGTATTTATAATCCTGATTTAGTTGAAGATGATAAATTAAGATCACATGATACTGCAATTATAACTATTCCACAAATGGCTCCTAAAGGTTCTATTTTAAGAACTGAAAGTGCATTTGATTTATTAGAAAGAGTTAAGAAATTCGCAGTTAATTGGGTTAAATCTGGTCATAGATCTGGTCATAATACTAATAATGTTAGTGCTACTATTTCTATAAAACCAGAACAATGGTTAAATGTAGGAACTTGGATGTGGGAATATAGAAAAGTTTATAATGGACTAAGTGTATTACCATTTGATAGTGGAAGTTATGTTCAAGCTCCATTTGAAGATTGCACTAAAGAAACTTATGATAAATTAATACTTAAATTAAAAGATATTGATTTAACTAAAGTAGTAGAATTAGATGATAATACTGATTTACAGGGAGAGTTGGCTTGTGTAGGAGATCAATGTGTTATAAAATAAATATGAAATTTAAAATTGAAAAATATAAATGGTCTGATGTTTCAGGGGTAGATAAATTTAGATTTCTACCTACAATTGAATTTGTTAGAGATAAGGTAAATATTCAAAGTAAATCTTTAAATTTATTAATTTTTATTTGGGAATTTAAATTTATTTTTAAAATAATATAACAAATGTGGAGAATTAAACAATTTTTTAGAAATATACATAATCTAATTTATTATTTTAAAGTAATTTGGAATGATAGAGATTGGGATCATAGTTATATTGAGTATATTTTATTAGCTAAATATAAAAAACAATATAAAAGATTAGTTAGATTAAATAAATTTGTAGATTCTAAAACTACCAATAAAGCATTGAAGATTTGTATTGATATATTACAAAGAAGAAAAGATAGTTGGTATAATGATACTTATTTTTATTTAATGCACAATGATGTTATATGGGATCCTGTTGTAGGTGAAAATGATCTTGTACAAATAAGTGAAAGTTGGAATATATCTAATGATATGGAGTTATATAATAAAAAATCTAATGAAGCAAGATTAGTTGAAGAAAGAGATTGGAAATTATATTGTAATATAGTAGAAAAATACTATAATAATTGGTGGGACTAAAATTTACGGAACTGATTATATTTATATATTTTATATATGAGGGAGTGTTCGAATCACTCAGTTCCATCATTAATATTGTACCAGAAACGCTTTTTATTTAAAGATTGTTGTAAATTCTTCAATTTCCCTGAATAAAGTATAGCGCACCAGTTCTGAGTCCCCTGAATAGGTGTACATCTAATTTCAGGTAGCTGTATATAGAGGCATTTGTAGTAGTATATACTAATCCAGGGAGCTAAAATCGCCTGGTTTTTTAATTTATAATTATGACTGAACAAGAAGTAAAAGAATTTTTGAAAGATATAGAATTTATTTGTAAAAAACATAATAAATCAATAGCTCATGAAGATTATCAAGGCGGGTTTATTATTGAAGAATATGATGAAGATAATATAGAATGGTTAAATGCTGCTAGTTATAAATAATATGAAAATACTTTGTATATCAGATACACATACAAAACATAATAAAATACCAAAAGAATGGTTAGTTCCTGCTGATATTATAATTCATGCTGGAGATATATCTAATATTGGTGATGTTCAAGATACTGAAAACTTTTGTAAATGGTTTAGTAGTTTAGATCAATATGAACATAAGATTTTTATAGCAGGTAATCATGATTTTAATTTTGAAACTGAAGATTTTAGATATTTAGAAACTATGAATATTGTTAAATCTTATAAAAATATAACTTATCTTTGTGATGAAGAATTGATTTTATATAATTCTGAAGATAATAATCAACCAATTAAGATATATGGAAGTCCTTGGCAACCAGAATTTCATAATTGGGCATTTAATTTACCTAAAGGTAAGAAATTAAGAGAAAAATGGGATAAAATTCCATTAGATACAGATATATTAATTACTCATGGACCTGTTCATGGATTATTGGACATGGCTCCTGATGGTAATTTTTGTGGTTGTGAAGAACTATTAGATGTTGTAACAACTAAGTTAACTGATTTGAAATATCATATTTGTGGACATATACATTGTGGACATGGAGTTGCTTATAAAAATAATATACAATTTGTAAATGCTTCAACTTTAAATGAAAGATATGAAGTACAATATAAACCTATTATAATTGAAATATAATGAATAGAACATTTGTAATGGGAGATATACATGGAGAGTTGGATAAATTAAAATCTTGTTTAAATCAAGTTAATTTTGATTTTGAAAATGATACTTTGATTCAGTTGGGTGATGTTGTAGATAGAGGATTATATAGTTTTGAATGTGTAGATTTATTACTTAAATGTAAGAATTTAATTGCAATTAAAGGTAATCATGATCATGCTTTCTATGAAGGATTGTTACATGGTAAATATACTATGATGAATCAAGGATGTAAAGAAACAATAGAATCTTATATTAGGAATTGTAATCCTGATAGAGAATTTAATATTAAATTAAGTGGATTTTCTACAGATTTTTGTTTAGAAGATATTCCACCAGAACACTATGAATTTTTTAAAAATCAATTATTTTATCATGTAGATAAAGATAATAATTGTTTTATTCATGGTGGTTTTAATAGACATCATTTAATTACTCAACAACCTAGTTTAACTGATTTAATTTGGGATAGGGATTTATTAGCTAGTGCTAGAAGTTATTCAACTATGAAGAATAATGAATATCCATTTAAAATGAAGAATAATTTTAAAGAGGTATTTGTTGGTCATACTCCAGTTCAATATTTTAATGAAACTACTCCTCAAAAATATGCTAATATTTGGGATTTAGATTGTGGATCAGGTAAATTTGAAGATGGAACTGTTGCAATTATGAATTTAGAAACTAAGGAAATTAAACAATCATTGTAAATGACAATTAGAAAAAGATATAAACCTAATTTATATTGTTGTAATGTTTGTGGAAATATTCATTTACAAATGCAAGCATGGGTTGATATAAATACTTATAAGTATATAGATTCACCACATGAACCTTTATATTATTGTGATAAATGTAATTCTCATGTTAATCCAACTAAATTAACACAATATAAATTAGATAAGAGATTAAAGAAAAATGGGTAGTTTTAAAAGACCTTATAGGAAGATTAGTTTAATTATTAAAATTTATGTATTTTTACATTATAAGATTTATAAATTTATAAATTATTTAAAAAGAAATGGCAAAAAGAGTATTTAAAGGTGGTGCTAAAAGAGATTCTAATAAAGGTAAAATTAGACCTGATTTAATCTCACCATATATGTTAAAAGCTTTAGGTAAAGTATTAGCTGAAGGTGTAGAACACTATGGAGCAAGAAATTGGGAGAAGAATATGCCTCAAGATGTATTAAAAGAATCTGCATCTAGACATTATGTGAGTTGGATGAATAATGAAACAGATGAAGATCATGCAGCTAAATTAATATTTAATGTAATGGGTTGGATTCATTTTAGAGATAAAAAATCAGGTAAATAATGGATAATAGATCTAAAGAACAAATAGAAAAGGATCATAAAGAATTTTTAGATAAAAAGAAAAGTTTAGGTTATATTAAAGAAGATGAATGTCAATATGATCAAAATTCTGAAAATTATTGTTTGTTAAAACAAGATTGTATTTGTTCAAGAGTAAATATGAATAAAAATAAACTATGAATAAAGTTATAAAACCTTATTTGAAAGGTAATAAAGATAATGTTCTTGTAATTGGTGATTCCCATGAACCGTTCTGTAAAGAAGGTTATTTGGAATTTTGTAGAGAGATACAAGAGAAATATAAATGTGGAGTAGTTGTGAATATTGGTGATGAGATTGATAATTGTGCAATTAGTCAATATGCCAAAGATCCAGATGGTTTATCTGCTGGAAGTGAAGCTGATTTAGCATTAAATAAAATTAAAAGATGGTATCAAACATTTCCAATAGTAGATGTATGTATTGGAAATCATTCTAATAGAATGTTTAGATTAGCGCATGAAGCTGGTATTCCTAAGAGAATGTTAAAGACATATGAACAATTGTGGGAAGCCCCGAAGGGTTGGAAATGGAGAGAAAGTATTGATATTCATGGAGTACATTATACTCATGGAAGTGGAATGTCAGGTTCTAGTGGGGCATTAAAGAAGGCTACACAACTTAGAAAATCATGTGTGATTGGTCATATTCATACAGAAGTTGGAATTCAATATAATGTATCTGCAATAGATTCATTATTTGGAATGCAAGTTGGTTGTGGAATAGACGATAAAAAATATGCTTTTCATTATGCTAAAGATAATCTTAAGAAATCTATAATTTCTTGTGGTGTAGTTTTAAATAAAGGAAAGCTTCCTATAGTAGAGTTAATGAAATTATAATGAAAGGAGAAGTTAAATTTAATATATTTTCTATTAATATTGATGGAATTAAACATCGTAAGTGTAGAAAATGTAGGAAAATTAAAGTTTTAAATAATAAAAATTTTTTAAAAAGAGTAAGTAAAAATGGTTGGAGAGTAGCTTGTAGAATTTGTTATAATAAACTTTATAGAAAAAGACAAGAATTATCTAAAAAAGAACTTTCAATAGGTAAAAAATATAGACTTAAATATATGAAAATTCAACCTTTGGAATTTTTATTTAGAAGTGCTAAAGGTAATTCTAAAAGAATTGATAGAGAATTTTCTATTGTTATTGAAGATTTACATGATCTTTGGAAAAATCAGAATGGTATATGTTATTATACTGGTAGAAAAATGTTATTTGAACTTGGATTTAATAATTCTGTTTCTATAGATAGAATAGATTCTTCCAAAGGTTATATTAAAGGAAATATCGTGTTATGTGAAAGACGAGTGAATATAATGAAAAATGATGCTTCAATGGAAGAATTATTATTATTTTGTAAAGATATATTAAAAATATGGGACAAATAAAAGAATTTTGGATAAAAAGAGCAGAGAAAAGAGTAGTTGAACAAGTTATTCTATATAATATTCAAGCTGAATCTGAAGAACAAGCTAAACAACTTTTACAAGATGGAAGTTATGGAGGTGAATTTATAAGTGAAACATATCCTGATGAACAACCTTATAAAAGTGAAGATAAGATAATTCAAATACAAGAATAATGGCAGATATAAGTAATCAAGTTTATCATAGTTATAGTAGAGAATCTCAAGATATAGGATTACAATGTTATTCATTAAAATTTAATTGTGTACCTACTATAAATTGAAACATGGTTTAAAGGAGTTTAAATTAGATAAGCTTCTGTTACTGAAGCCCTAGTATAACTGGGAGATAACAAGAGAAGTTAAATAAGGAATCTAGTGCATTAAATCACCTAGCTAAGAGCTAATATTAAAATTTATAAATATGAATAATGAAATTGATGATATAATAAATGAAGTTAGTATTTTATTTAAAAATTCTAAAATTAAGAAAATTAATAAGAAGTTTACATTAGATGATTTAAATTCATATGAAGATGCTTGTATGATATTAAATGAAAATCCTATTGTTGATTGTGATTATTCTAAAAAAATTAAAACTATTGTAAAAGCAGCTAATTTTATTGATAATGATTATAATTTATGGGTTGCTAACTGGACTGATTCAAATGAATATAAATATTTAACTTATTTTGAAAACAAAGGTTCTGGTTTTGGTTTCGACGATGTTGGTAGGTGGGCTTCTGATGCTAGTTCTCCGCTTGGGTTCTATTACAAACATCTGAATAATTTTTAACATTTTCAAATAAATCTTTTATATCATAAGATAAACTTTTATTTACATTAATATTTTTAGTTTTCTTAAATAATATACTTATATCATCAATTAAAATATCTAATTCATCTTTCATAATTCATATATTTATTCCATAAATTCTTACCATTACAATGACTAATCCAACCATTATAAGAAGCAATAGACTTTTTATTTTTATTGTATTTGATCATTTTTATAAACTTTTGTTTAATAGATTTTCTGAGTAAAATATGAGTATGATAACTCTTATATCCAACAAAATCTATTCCTCTTTTATTTACTGGAAATATCTGATAATTAGACTTAATTTCTAATTTTAATTCAGTTTTTAGATATGTTTTAATATCTTTTAATAAAATATTTAAATATTGTTTATCTTTATGTAATATAACTATATCATCACAATATCTAAAATAATATTTTACTTTTTTAGTTTCTTTAATCCAATGATCAAAATAACTCAAATAAAAATTAGCAAAAAACTGGGAAAGATAATTGCCGATAGGCACACCTTCAGTAGAATCTATTATCTCATCTAATAACCATAATAAATCTTTATCTTTAAACTTTTTTCTCAATAAAGATTTTAAAATATCATGATTAATATTAGGATAGAACTTTTTTATATCTAATTTAAGACAATATTTAGTATTATCAATATCTTTTAAAGATAAATTAAGACTCTTCAAAGCTTTATGAATTCCTCTTTTCTTAATACAACTATAAGTATCTTTAGTGAAATTAGATATGAAAATAGGTTCTAAAATATTCATTAGAGCATGATGAGTAATTCTATCAGGATAATAAGGTAATTTATAAATTTCTCTTATCTTTCCATCATATAAAGTAAATATATCATAATTAGAAGTTTTATATTCTCTATTTTTCAATAAATGATATAAATTAATAATATTGTCTTCTTTATTTAAATCATGATTCAATATATCTACTTTTTTAACTTTCCCTTTTCTTGCTTTCTTATCTGCTAATTTTAAATTATCAATATTGTATATTTTATCATATAAATTTCCAATTCTCTTCATTCTACTTTTATTAGATCTTCTTCATTAATTAAATTACCAAAGCTCTTTTGAAATTATTATTTTTCTACCTAGAGGTAA